GTCACGAATCCAATCACTATTTTCTTCGCACCACTTTGGCCATTCATGAACACTTAGAACGACTTCTTTTTGCTCACCAGTTTCTTTATTAATAATCGGATATGTTGCCATGTTATCAATTCAATATAAAATATTTAGATCCACTCAAGTGCTTCTGCACAGGTGGGAAATTGTTCAATAAAGATCTTTTTACAACCTTCTGCAAGATCCATATGCTCTTTCTGAGTACCGTTAGCAGTCCTCAAAGTTATATAATGGATCCACGACCTACACGAGCCCGACATATAGATTTTGGTGGGCGTTGCTAAAGGAAGCACAAAACGAGCACATTCCTTTGCAATCGATGCATCAAGCATCTCCTGATAGAGTTTCATTGCTTCATCAAAGTGTCGTTGCATTTTGATCTGGAACTCTTGACGGACAAACGGGTCAATATTGTCAATAGAATTCTGACGATTCTTGGTGTCTTGACGCCGTAGTTCAGGTAGAGGGATCGTCTCCGCGAGTAGGGAAGAATCAGCATAGCGTTGTGAAAATTCTTGATATGTGAAAGATCTATGTCGGAGCACTTGAGCTGCTACCCCTCTGGTAGTTTCAAGTTCTAGTGTCATAAATGCCTGCTCAAACACAGACCAATGATTATGTTTGATGCAATAACCCAACAGTTTTGCATAGTTTGGATTTTCTTGATTGTTAGGATTTGACACACGAGCAACGTATGCCATCATCTTCTCCGCATCGGGAGTTACACTAATCAGTTTTACGCTCATTTAAATCCTTTTGATACTTTTTTCTCTAATACTGCCAATTCTTCCTCAAGGGATCGCAGTTGTTTTTTCATCTCAACCAGTTTCTCTTCACTGTAAAGATGCTCTTGCTTCACTAATCTGCGAAGCAGTTTCATATACTTTCTTGCCCTATCAGTCGGGATACCCATCGTCATCGTTAAAAACCTCGTCGTAGTCGCCATAGTGTGGAGGATCATCAAAATTCTCCCGCTTATCTATGTAAGCACTCGGATCAGAATATACCTCTGCTTTTAACCCATCAACCAAGAGTTCCAAGTTACGGACGATGAGTTTCAATCGTTCTTTGTCCATAATAGTGTGTACACTATAGATATTATAGCACAAAAAAAGGGGGGCGAACCCCCCAATTTTAAATTAGTTTGCTAGTAGAATTTTACAAATTCTTTTACATGTTCCTTGGTCTTCTTCGCATTCGATTAAACAATCAAAGTAGTCATTTACTAAATCCAATTCTTCGTTAGATTTAGAGAGTACATTTTCAATATGCACCCATTCTGCCAATTGATTACGGGAAATGCGATTATGCATTTTCACCTCCATAGATTTTAACACCATAAGAAGGAATTACTTCATAGGCTAGCCTTAATTCTATACTATGTAGACTACTTTGTGTTAATTCACTAACATTTGTTAATTCGTTACTTAAAGACAAAAAAAGAGAGGGATTATGTCCCTCTCTGCAATGTAAGTTAATGAATCACTTAGTATAAGTACGACCACGATAGCAGAATGTACCGTGCGACTCTTTACTTTCTACACAACGGGTATCATACTCAACACCACGATATGAGGTGTGGGTAATCTGTGCGTTATGCAGTGCGGCAGCTTTATTGATCTGCCTTTTTACCATTTGAAGGGTGTTCATTGTAGTTACTCCTAAAGTAGTTGGATTTTTAGGTCCGTTCCTTTAGTCGTTTGCGTCCCAATAGCACTCAGGTGTAGACTCCTTAATGGCCTCTACCAACTCAATCTTAATTTGATTACTAAGATCTTCATGTCTCTGCATCCGTAGCATAATGCTATCGGCTTGCTGACATGTGAGTGATGAATAAAAAAGAAATTCAATCATGGGATGAACGGCTCCGTTCCGCGACTTACTTGCGTCCCACAGAGTGGGATGAACGACAGGTCTCATTATAGACCTCATACATTATTTAGTCAAGTGTCTTCGTATCAGCACAAGCATTTTATTTAAAATCCCTACAGTCAAAAAAATTGCCGGAAAAATTTACCGACAATTTTGAAATTATTTCTTCTTTTTGGTTTTAGGGGGTGGTGCTCCCCACAACTTAGGATTATGTGTACCCTGACCATAATCAATACCTTTCAAACCATCACGAAATTTATCCCAGTACATATTAAAAATACTTACTGCTTTTGAACCTCGTGTAAGGTCATATCGCACTTGACCATCAACAACGTATGTAACAATATTAGCGTCATTAGGGCAATCTTTTGTTCTCACTTGATCCAAAGTACCATTATCAATCATAATTTCTACTCCATACTTTTTTTTGGAGTTTTCTTTTTCTGATTGTGTCCAAGAATGCATAGGTTTCTTTTCGATAGCGGTATCTGTTGACACCTCTGTGATTTCCTTTATCATTATGAACGATTTCCCCAAGTAATATCAGAATATGCTTCAGATACAATTTCTTTGGGGATCTTATATTTTGTTTCAAGTTGTTTATCTTTGATTAGACAAACAATTTGTGCTTCCAATGGGTGAAGACCAGAGAGAATATTGATAAACATAGTTTCTCTACGAAGGTTACTTAAACCATCGTTGCCACCTTTTACAAAATTATAGAACTTTTGATATTCTTTTCTGAGTGAGGTTTGACCCTGATCTTGAGATCCAAGAGATTTGGATCCAAGTTCACCCATTTTTGATACAGCATCATCAATCTTTTCGGTGAGAGTTCCACGAAACCCATCTTCACCATCAAGTGCTGCATAAGGAACATCACCTGGAGGTAATACAGATTGAACTGTATCATCAAAGTTCCAAATAAAAATTGTTTTTAGGGATGGATGTGCATATTTTTGAAGCACTTCCACTTTCTTTGCTTTACTGCGTTGTTTTCCACAGAGTTCAAAGATCTCAAAAATAAATGGATTTGCTGGAAGGTCGGGAATGGATTGTGGTTCCTTCACAACTTTCAGTGTTGCGGGTTTTTTAGTCCTCGCTGTCGTCGTTTTCTTCGCTGTCGTCATGATAGTTTTCAAAATTAAATGCAATTACCTCATCAGGAATTAAGTTTCCTTGATTATCAAACATTTCGGGGTGAGGTCTAGGTACTTCCCGATAGTTCATCATATATTCTCTAGCAGTCCAACCTCCAATTAGTCCCACTAAAAGAAACAAGATGGTTAAGAATGAACCTAAGACTAAACTTACTGCTAACATTGCTCTTACCTCTGGGAACTAATTTTTCTTCCTTGCCTTTAAGGAAAATTCAAAGTAGATAGTTACTTCCCTATTGAAGAAGGATACCATCTGATCAAATATAATATGAAATGGTTTTTTCTGCTTCTTCCCCCCGTTAAGAATAAGTTCAACTCCGCGATTCACCTCACGGATGGTAGTTTTATTTATGTCTCGATTAGATAACTTTTTCTTCTCTGAGAAACTGAATGGTGTCACTACATCCTCCCAACTTTTGATCATCACAAAGAACTTGTGGAAAGGTTGAACCATTTCCAAATTTACCATAGAATTCTTCTCGCGTAAAGTCTCTGTCAAGTTTATACTCAACAAATCTCTTACCAGTCATCTCTAGGACTGTCATTATTTTAGTGCAGAAAGGACAACCTGCCTTTGAATATACTAAAAAATTCATATCAAATTAGTTACACTCAATTATTATAACACAAACGTCAAGTTATTGAAAACTGAACAGTTTTAGTTCCATTAGTGTAAGTAACCGTATCTATCAGATCATTTCCAGAGGATGACTTAGATACTGTACATCCGCCACTATATGATGATGTGTATTCATTAGGATATCTAAGTATAACGATCCCAGATCCACCATCTCCACCTGCGTTGACACTTCCTGTTGCACCACCGCCTCCACTACCACTATTTGCAACTGCGGGGATCCCACCAACATAAGGACTACTATTATAACTACCGTCACCAGCACCACCGCCGCCACCAACTGCTGCAGGATTTTTACCTTGACCATATCCACTACCGCCGCCACCACCAGCTCTTAATGTGGATACTCCTGTAATTGTACTTGCAAGTGCCGTTCCACCATCACCATCATTACCGCCAGCTGGATCTACTCCACCAGGATAACCTGCGAGTCCAGCGCCACCACCGCCACCACCTTGTTGAGGACCATCCGCACCTGCACCACCATCATATCCATAAGTTCCACTAGAACCACCAGCTCCTGCATTACCAGCGCCACCACCACCAGACCCACCAGGAGATGATCCGCCACTATTATTATAATATCCTCCACCAGCACCACCAACTGATGTAATATCATCAAATACAGAGTCTCCACCGGCACCACCAATAACATCATCAGCACCAGCGCCACCAGATCCAACGGCAATTGAATATTGAGTACTTATATCAATAGTCTTAATACCACCTGATGGTTGTCCACCACCTTGTACTTCGCCATTCCAGTTTGTGCGATATGCACCTGCCCCGCCACCGCCAGCACGATAGTTGCCTCCACCGGCACCACCACCACCAATAACTAAGTAATTTATATTAAATTGAGGTCCAGCAGGTTCAGTAGATCTTACCGTACTATTGAGTGCTGCAGGTCCAACAGCATCTCTACTTCTAAAAGTTTTTAAAAATTGACCTACGGAAATTGATTGTGTTGATTTAATTGGTGCCATAAATCAGACCTCCCTATCGCCAGTAATTATGAAGTTTATTTCGGATGTTCCTGCGCCAACTCTTAAACTATCTCCAGTAGTATCTAACACAAGAGGATATGATGGTTCTAACAATACTGTTTCTCTTGCATTGACATCAACATCAAATATTTTTGTTGTTGTTCCTACTGCACCACTATTAGAAACAAAATATACCTGTGCGGTTGCATTAGTTGCTGATGGTTGATGGCAAATAACTGATCTAATATAAACTTTCTTAGAAGAAGCACAGGTAATAATGCCCACAGTTGTACCTGCAGCAACCTGCACCACATCACTCAATTTTCCCCTTTCCAGTGCCATGACTTCTCTTTTTAGTTATTTAGTAAATTAACCGCCACCGTATAACCAGGTATCTAATGTTCC